CTCGTGTTAAATATTCCACTTGGCACACCTCCAGTGACCGCTGCCCACGTCGGCCCAAATAAGTGGGTGAATCTAATACTGATTTGACGTATCAACATCTTTATTATTCTCTTCCGAACGTCATAATCGGGTCCATTAGGATCGTCATATATCAATCCATAGCTATAAAATAAATTAATTAGCCACTCATTGGTTGATTGATCCATATTCTTTATATCACCCTCAACTAGAATCTTTTTCCATTCATTAAGACTCGTCACCTTTAAGCATCGTGCTAGGCGATCCATTCCCCCATGGGGATGTTTGTGTTCAACCTGAATGAATTTTCCATGCTCCAGCTTCATCCGGTCAACTGAGACCAACCTCTCCGCGAGTATAAAATTTGACGAAGGAATGAGGTATAGACGAAGTTTCATCATCCGATTGTGCCACTCTTCAGGAGTATAATATTCTAGGGAATAGAAATTTTCATCTTTTTCAACCACCTTCCACATCACCATTGGGTCTGGAGCATCCGGATCTAACATCCAATTAATAGTAAAATTTATGTCATTCTCAAGCATCTCCAATTTTTTAGCTGACGCATCAACAATCAAAACACTCCGGACTCCCCTCTCTATTATTTCCCTTCTTTCGCGATGTCCAGCTTTATTCAATCCTGCTGAAGTTCCAAGAGATATATTTTCTATCCTATCGAAGCTTACGGGTATTTTGAACTTCCCGAAATACTTCTCGGTATCTAAGTGGTGATACATCAATTTAAGAGCTTTATCTAAAAACTTAGTCGCAGCTTCAGATTGGGGCAAAGGTTTATGAACAGGTCTATCCATTTTTAAAACTGTGTCTGCAAACTTATGTGGGAATAGATTTTCTACTGCAGTAACACAGCACGGATGGCCATTCCTTAATCCAAAACATGCATTGTACATCGACTCAGGACGGAGACCCAGATTAAGCAATGAAATGGGTTGCCACCTTCCTTGAGCGTCTCTCCAATCAGTAGCCTGAGTCCAAACTTGATTTCTAAATTCCTCGTAAGACTTGGGACCATAGACTTTAGTTTTCATTTTTTCAGTCAAATAGTCTAAATCTGCTCGACGAAAACATTCCTTGACATCTTCATTAGGTGGCACGAAATCTCCTGTTGAAGGATACGATAACTCAGGGACTGGTGGCGCTACTGGTATCATATTGCCATTCTTTACCATCTTAGCATGCAATCGAAGTAATTCGTGGTCTCCTAAACATGGAACAACATGCGTCCCATCCAGTCCAAATCGTTCACTAAATGCGAC